GGGCCGACCTGCAAGGGGCCGACCTGCAAGGGGCCGACCTGCGAGGGGCCTACCTGCAAGGGGCCTACCTGCAAGAGGCCGACCTGCAAGATGCCGACCTGCGAGGGGCCAACCTGCGAGGGGCCTACCTGCAAGATGCCGACCTGCAAGGGGCCTACCTGCAAGATGCCGACCTGCAAGAGGCCGACCTGCAAGGGGCCGACCTGCAAGAGGCCTACCTGCAAGAGGCCGAGCTTGATTTTTCATGTTGGCCGTTATGGTGCGGCAGTTTCGGCATCAAAGTCGATAAACGAATTGCTGCTCAATTAGCTTTGCATTTTTGCAAAATCATCTGTGACGACGAAGAAGTCCAAGCAGCACAAAAAGCATTGTTACCGTTAGCGAAACAAAGTCATCAGTGGAAGGACGACTCTCCCACCCGTGAGGACTCTCCAGATCGCCAGGAGCGCAACAATGCAAGCGTCCGCGATCCGGCGGGAGACGGTGGGTAGGGTTGGCGGCAGGGGCGCGTTGAGGAACAATAATCAGCCTAATCTAACTTAATGCTCCAAACATTGTAGCGAATCGTGCGGGGCCGAGGGATGGGGACCAATAAATGGCGGGCGATTGGTTTTGTAGGATCCGCACGGACCCGCTCCAAGCCCAGGCCCACAGCCACCGGGCGGGCGGGACAGGCAAAGGCGCGTCACTAGGTAACGGATCAGCTTAACCAAACCGTGTTAACCGCCCCCGGATACCCGGTTGCGAAGCCGCCCGGGGGCGAAAGGAGGCCGTCGTGCGATGGCAGCCGATAGCGATTGGCACTCTGATCAGCCTGCTTATTTGGGGAGTAATCCTATGGACGATCTTCCGAATTTTGACATAGCCAGGATCACCGGCATCATGGCCGCCGCCACTTACTTGGAGCGCAAACGCCGGGAGCGATGGCGCAATGAGAGGCCGTGGTGGCTGGCCATCGGGTTCGCGCTGGCGTTGCTCGGGGTGACGCTTCTGAGGAACGGCCAATGATCGTCCAATGCACTTGCGGCCTTCAATTATACGTCAAAGAACCGTTTGACGATAACAGCGTCAGCCACGGCATTTGCGCGGCTTGTCATCTTGCCATACTGCGCGAGCTGGAAGAGTTTAAAGCCGGGCCGCCGGACCATGTTTTGAGGGAGGAGTGAGATGGAAACAGGATTTTATAGGATAACCGCCGACGAATACCACCGAGGCGCCTGGGCCGAATTCATCAGCCGAACCCGCCTTTTTAGGACTCTCCGCTCGCCGCTACACGGGATCACGGAAGAAGCTGACAAGCCAGCGTATTCTTTCGGCCGCGCCTTTCACGTTTATGTCTTACAGCGCCAGCTATTTGAAAGTCTCTACGCTATCCGCCCGGAGGATTTAGATGGCCGAACAAAAGACGGCAAAGCGTGGCTTACAGAGAATGCCGCCAAGGAAATTCTCTCCTTTCAAGACGGTCTGAAGTTGCAAGCCATGGCATTGGCCCTGAAACGAAGCAAGCAAGCCAAGGAACTGCTGACCGCGGGTGAGGCGGAAGTCAGCGGATGCTGGCCTGACCCTAAATTTCCCGAGATTACCTGTAAAATGCGGATGGATTGCATCAATAAATCAAGGCGAGCCATCGTCGATCTGAAAAAGGTTCAGGACTGCCGACGCTTTGAGCGTGATGCCTGGCTTTACGGGTACGATATGGAGGCCGCTTGGTATTTGTACGGCGCCACGCAGATTACTCAGGTCACTCATAACGATTTCTTTTTTGTAGCCGTGGAGGAGCAGCCGCCGCATGGTGTCATGGTTTACAAGGCATCCGAGGAGTTGATCGGCCTCGGTCTTGAACGCTGCGCCTCAGCGATGGAGCGGATAAAGGAATGTCAGGATGCCGCAGAGTGGCCTGGATACACTGATGAGATCAAAGAACTTTACGCGCCCTCCTGGGCAAAGAAGGAAATGGGCGTGATTTGGGAAGGGGGATTCTGATGGAAGTCGTAAAAAGCGAGACGAAAGAACTAGGGTTGATGCAGCAGGGCGCATCTTTGTTCCTGGACGTTGCCCGCTTCGAGCACGCCCAGCGTGTCGGCAAAATGCTTGCCACATCAACGATGGTTCCGGCGCAATTCCAGGGTGAACGGGGCATCGCTAATTGCGTCATTGCTTTAAACCTGGCCGAACGGATGAGGGTCGATCCTTTCATGCTCATGCAAAATATGTATATCGTGCATGGCAAGCCTGGAATCGAGGCGAAACTGGCCATCGCCCTTATGAATGGAGGAGGCCGATTTGAACCGCTTGAGTTCGAATTCGATGGAGAAGGCGAAACCAGGAAATGCAGGGCATTCGCCAAGGAGATCAAGAGCGGTAAAACGCTTCATGGCACCTGGGTAACATGGCAGATGGCCAAGGCCGAACGGTGGGTCGATAAGGACGGAAGCAAGTGGAAAACGATGCCTGACCTGATGTTCACCTACCGGGCCGCCATGTTCTTTGCACGGGTGTACGATCCGGGCGCGTTGCTGGGGCTCAGGACAAAGGACGAACTAGAAGACATGGTTATTGACGTGACGCCGAAACGCACCCTCAAGGTTGATACCCAAACAGGCGAGGTCAAGGAGGACATCTACGAAACGAAAGAACCGGGACCGGAAAAGATAATCCCCCCTGTCGAGGATTGGAAGTGTGGAATATGTGGGTTTGTATCGGTGTCGCAACGCGGCTTAAGAAAACACTATACGCAATCGCATCCCGAAGACGACAATCCACCTTTTGAGCCCGATTATCTACCCCCAGAGCAGACCCCCGCCGAAGCCCATGCCGCCGCGATTCATGGGAAGCCGAGCATCACGAGGAATGTATCGGAGATCGTAAGGCAGCTCGCCCCTAACGGTAATAGGTTGCTTGGCGAATCAATAAAAAAACATGGCATCGACCGCTGGGATAAGGCTACGGATGAACAAAAAGCAGTAGTGCTCAAGGATTTAAATGCGGCCCTGGACGCCAAGAATGAGGCTGAGAATGGTTAATGCCCCATATAGTTTTATACTAAAGCGCCTACATGAAACCGATCTCGCCTATTGCGTGACTGAAGACGACGAAGAAAAAATCTGGCTACCCAAGTCTCAAGTTCACGTTGATGATGAGATCGAAAAGGAAGACGGAACATATCTCCTGCTTGAGATTCCTTCGTGGCTTGCTGAAGCGAAAGGGTTGATTTAGATCTTGATCTCCTCCCTCCAATATGCCCATGATGCTCCCAGCTTAACGAAAGGGGGATTCTGGGCGATGTCTCCAGGCCATCGGAAGGTCAAAGTGACTAGGGATGGTCGGACGGTTTACCTATACCACCGGGGTCGCAAGTGGGCGACGAACAAGTTCGAAGGTCGTTTACCTTTCTATAGTGTTGAAATGGCTCAGGATTATGCCGCCCGTATCAACGAGGATTGGTACCGCTGCCTCGAAACCGGGGAGCATTTCGATCCCTATCGTTGGTTCGGCGTCAAGTCTTTTATCCGATACGCCGAGGAGGTCTTCGCGATCCGCCGTCCCGGACTGAGCGTGTCCAGCATCCGGGAGTGGCACCACGCCCTTGATTTCTTCCGGGATAGCCCTAGTCTCAAAGACTGCGCCCTCAAGAATGTCCGGTACCAGCAGCTCGAAGCCTTCGTCCTGCACCTGGCCAGGACCACCAATCGCAACCTCGGCTCCTGCCTTCAGCCGCTCAAGGTCGCTAGAGCTGTGCTCACGTATGCCCACAAGAGGCAGCTCGTCGGAGAGATGCCGGCCTTCCCTGGCAAGCGGGACTTCAAGGACCATGTGCGGGCGGGGATCTTCCGGGACACAAAGAAGCCGAAGCGAGCCCTGACCCCGCAAGAACAAGAGCGCGTGATAGGCCAAATCGAGCCCTGGAATCGTCCGATCTTCCGTTTAGGGGTCTTCTTAGGCTGCCGGCCGGGGGAACTCAGGGCGTTGCGGTGGGAGGACGTGGAATGGGAAAAACGGGCAATCTGGATCCGGCGCGCCTTGGATGCCCGCCAGAACGTAGTGCAAACGAAAACGGAAGTCACGGTCAGGATGCTGCCATTATCCAGTGAGATGGTCGATATGCTCCAGGGCCTCGCTGACCGGTGCAAGGTCCGGGGCCTGGACGGACGCCCTCACGGGTGGATCTTCCTGAACCGCCGCCGCCAGCCTTATCGGCAAAGCATGGCCAAAGTCTGGACTCGGGCCGCCCGGAAAGTGGGAATCGTATGTGACTTCCGAAACGGAATCCGGCACAGCAAGGCGACTCAGCTCGCCAATGAGGGATGGCCGATCCAGAAAGTCCAGGCCTGGATGGGCCACGCCTCATACGCGACGACGGATGCTCATTATGTGCAACAGGCGTTTCTGGATTTAAAGGAGATGGTGAGATAATTGATCAGAGTATTTCCCAGGCGCACCAGATGGACTCCGACAGACGATCTTGCTTTCATAGGAGATCCGCCTTTATTCCGTCCCCCAAAGCAAAAAGTTATGATCTCCGTGACATTTACATGGGATATTCCACAAGCCGAAAGACTTTATCGGGCTTGGTCTCACTTCTATGATGACGTGGAAATAGGTGGTCCTGCGTTCGACGATAGAGGTAGTGAGTTTATTCCCGAAAGATTCGTAAAACGTGGAGTGACGATCACGAGTCGCGGCTGTTCAGGATCTTGCGACTTTTGTTTAGTTCCTCAAAGAGAGGGCAGTACACGCGAGCTTGAGATCAAGGATGGATGGAATGTAGCAGACAATAATCTACTCGCTTGCTCACAACGCCACATTGAAAACGTTTTTGATATGCTCAGAAGACAGCCTGAACCTGTTATCTTTTCTGGAGGTCTCGATGCCAGGATTTTTAATACCTGGCATGTCGATCTATTGAAATCTATCAGATTAAAATTCGCATGGTTCGCTTGTGATATTCCAGGTTCATTCGATTATCTTGAACGTGTCGCAGCTTTGATGTCTGATTTTTCGATTGAAAAAAAACGATGCTATGTTCTTATCGGATTCAATGGTGAAACTATTGAAAAAGCCGAGAAACGTCTTCAACGAGTTTACTATCTTGGTTTCCTGCCATTCGCTATGTTGTATCGATCTGCAGAACGGGAAATTCCTTGGTCACAGGAATGGCGCAATCTTAGGCGGAAATGGTGCCGTCCTGCTGCGTATAAACAGAAATCCGGGCGAACCGCCCCTCCAGAAGCCGGTGAAAGGAGATGGTAGGATGAGAATAGAAATTATCGATGCGAGAATGGAAGCACTCGGATGGATGTATGCATATGCTTGTAATGCCCTCGATAGAGGTGAGGACATTAGGAAATTGAGTGTGCCTGAACTTTTAGTCAAATTCCATCAAGATATGGATGAGCAAGATGCCAAACCAGAAATCAAAGCGAACCACCCCTCCAGAACAGTCTGAAATAACTCAAAATTCGGTTATCTCGTCAGGAGTCGAACTTGATGGAAAAGCTGAATGATGACGCCAGGTTGAGTCTTAGAAAAACAGAAGCAAAGCATCTAAATGAAGGAATTAAATTTTACTCTATGTTTATTCCTTGGTTGTTAGTTGTCTTATTCGTCGTTGCCTGGTTTGCAGTCACGGCTTACAGGCAAGATGCTGAAATAAAAAAAGACGAAGCAGACCTTGTGAAATGGCAGTCAGGCGTTTGTGTGGGGATGTAATAAAAAAGGTCACTCCGGCGGCTTTTCCGACGGGATCGTGGTTTTTTCCTTGCGTCCCTTGAGGTATCCACCCAAAGCACCCGCGGCCCCTGCCGCTATCTCCCCTTGGCCAAAGATCAAGGCCACAATGGAAATAACTGCGAGGGCCGTTACGGTCAATTCTTCCCGAATGTCGTCATACCATTTCAATCCGGTATTTCTCCCTGCGCCTCCCCGATATACATCAATGTGACTTCAGCCATGAGCGGAACTTCTGCTGCCTGAAGGCCCGTATTGATCGCATCGGTGATCACGCCTTGAAGTGCCGGGATCTCCTCTGGCATGATATCCTCACCGCCAGGCGAACTGTCAGCCTGGGCCTTCCTCAGCCAGGAAAATACTTTCGTACCGACGCCGGCAAAGGCTGCGGCAATCCCCAAGTATTTCATCCATGTACTTGTTGACATTGCTCTCTCTCCTTTTCTTTTATGAATTCTTCGAGCTGCTTCTCACAGCTCAACATCACCCTAGCCGCCTCCACCAACTCGGGAGACGTTGCCGGAGCGATGGTTTTCTGAGCCCACAGCGCCCGCATGATCGTCTTGTGGGCAGACCTCATCTCGGCCAGCTTGACCTTAGCCTCCACCAGGCTCATCTGGCAACAACAGATCATTCGTCGTTTACTCCGCGCCGGCGATCGGGAATCGGTATCCGATTTACGCGTCGTTCGATTTTTCCAACGCTATCGCTGATGTGCTTCAGGTCGGATTGAATGACTGCCAAGCAAGTACTATTCCCCCGCACTTCGCCGGAAAGAAGGCCACCCCATCCGGTGAGAACAATCAAATAAACAAAAATGCCGCCCACCAGCCACAACATGAGGCCCATCGGCGCCCGCTTCTTGACATCAGTCCAGATCTCTTGATGATCTACGCGGCTTTGCTCAAGCAGTTTCGCCAAGTTTTTTACCCTTTCGCATAGCTGCCCGTGTTCCCCATACGGGCATTGGGTTTGATTCATTGCTGAGTCAGATTCCTCGGCATAGCAGGCGGAATATAATGCCTGATGCCGAAAGGATTCCCGCCCGTCGCTTCTGGGTCGTCGGACCAAGCGATCGCGCCTTCGATCTCCAGTCCTTCGGCCAACAACCGGACCGCACTTACCCCTACGAAGTACGATCCTTCCGCCGCAAAAGCGATGGTATTTTGTGTCTCAACTATGCCGCTCGCCACCAGTTCCTTGTCCGCGCTTCCTGCCACTTTGCGCCAGACCTTGTAGGTGGGCGGCTCCAGGATCGGCTGCCCGTCTTCCAAGGTCGTCACGGCGTCCCATGCGATTGTGGCCTGGTCCGTAACGTGCCATTCCTGGGCTTCTGTCTTATACGCGAAAAATAAAATGACGGTGATAGAAGCAAAGGCCAAAAGGAGTTTTGCCCTGGTTTGATTCACATTGACCATCATTCCCCTCCTGTATTTTTAACTGTTGGTAGCTACTATTTGCCAATCAATCATGGCGGAAAAATAAAATGTCGCCGCCTCGTTCCCGCCTACATAAATATTGGCATAAGCCCCGCTGGCCGACATGTAGATATCGGTGACATCAAATGTGCCTACATTTAAGGCAGCCGGATCGGTATAGTTGCTTGCGCCAAGCGTTGCTGTTCCCGATGCCGCCTTCCAGACGCCCCTTAGAACCGCTTGCACATATCTGGTGTTGTCCGATTTGCGGCCTACTAAATGCACAATAACCTGCATCACGGCATCATCAGGGACAGTCGCCCTCCATAAAAGGACAGCATTTGCATCCGTTGAGGATCTATGTGCCGTCGTTCTCCGCCAATCTTGATTTGTCCAGCTTTGATCAAACGTACAGGCCTTTAATTGCTCCATTGCAATATAGGCAGAACCGTCGTTACCGTCTGCATCAGCCCGAGGTAATCCTATGCCAACTTGGCCAAATCCTCTGATCCAACTTGTCTCCTCGTCGAGCGTTGTCATACCAGACCACAGATATTTATTGGCCGAATTAGTGTTTTTGGCTTCGAATTGGGATTCCGCAGTAAAATGTGATACAACATCATAGTTTCCGATTGATCGTATGGCTCCCGCTTTGAATTCGGAAATGGTCCCCATGTCCATCCGGTCATCCATGATCGCCCAATTTCGTGAACCTTCGTCCAGAATCATCGTAGCAAGCGTGTAACCGCTAGGCCACCGACCGAAAGAGGCTTTGTTATAAAGGGAATTGGCGCCGAATCGTCCAAAGGTGTAAGTTCCCGTATAGGTATATGGCTCTAGACGGCAATTGATTAAATCGTTTTGAACTCCATCGACGTAAAACAATTGCTGATAGGTGGAATCAACGGCACCTTGAAGGGCAACGCAATTGATGACATTGTTATTGCATTTATAAGGGGAGCCCGCGATATATAAATTGCAAGCAGTAATCGCATTTGCGACGGCTATTGTCATCACAGCCGTCGAGTATGCTACATTCCCACCTTCTATCAGATTGCTGTTTACTGCACCGTTCGCATCTGCATTGGTGAGAAAGATATTTCTCTGGTTATTGTAGACAAGATGAATCGTGGCCGTGTTATACATCGTTGCATACTGAGTGCCGACACCGGATTCCGTCGAATCACCATATAGTTTTAATCCTGCATAAAAGTTGGCAACTGAAACATCTACCTTAGAGTACCGCGTATTATAGAGTTCAAGACCTACCGAGGTCGTATCGGTGCCATCGTTCCATTCTAGGGCCGACCGATTGATCTGTATGTCAGGCCAAACACAGTGCCAGCCTCTTATTCGTATTGCCGTAGCCGTACCGGAATAAGTAATTACAGGATCCCCTTGTTCTTCGATTACTGTCTCGGCGACGTCGAAAACGACCCCTGTTGATATGGTCATATCGCCATCAACGACGATAATTCCACCGACCGCGCAAGATGCCTCGGCCTCGGCAAGTGCCGTCGAATCATTCCCCCACCAGGATGTATAACGCTTTCCCTCTCCACTGGTGAAAACCACCGTTCCAGATCCGGTTATCACTTCCGAACCGGGAGGAGCGACGAAGTTGTCCACGCTCGCGAGGGTGAGGGTGATGCCGTTCCCAATGGACAATTGGGCGCCGGGCTCTATCAGGAGCCGGATGTTCGATGGAAGACTTTCGGATGTTGATAAGGTGTAGGTTGATGAGGCAGCGCCCGCAGTATGTTTCAGGACGATCGTCGCTGTATTGGCCCCGGCTGTATCGACATAATACTTGATCGTATCGCTCGATCCAGTGGCCCCCTGATCCGTCGCTGAAGGATTTGGATAATATGCGGTGACGTACTCCCCGGTGCCTTCAACGTTATCCATCGTCCATTGCGTGACATCGGAAGAGTCCTTGAGAACCAATTTATACATTCCCAATAAATAGATAGTTGCCTCACCGGCACTGTCAAGAACGACTGGATTTGCATTTGCGGTCGTGAGGTTCTTATCGCTATAAGTGGCCTTTGCAGTGGAGGTTCCAGGAATATATGTGTATAATTTCCCCCCAACCAGAAGATCACCGTCGCTATCCCATGCCTTGAATTTCGGGTAGGTAAGCAGCCCGCCGGCATCCACTAATCCCGGCATGGCCAATAAGAGGACCATAACAATTAAGTATTTGAAATATTTAATGATCATAGTTTACCCCTTGACAAGCCGTCTTTTTTATGAAACGCTTCCAGCCATGAAATGGCATCCCAATACCTTGTTGATTATCGTGACCCCAATCTGTATGGCTCTCGGACGGACAGTCCTTGACCTGCGCGATGTCAGTGATGTCCGCACCTGGATTATCTGTATTTTCGGCATGGCTGCTCTTGGGGGCGCCATCGGGTTCGTTATCGCTCTTGCAGCATCGGCGTGGACAACCATTGCTCGCCATAAACGGTCCCGATTAACCCGCTCGTAAATACCGCAAAGGCGTCGATCAACTTGCGGCTGCCGGGGGTCAATGATTTCATTTTTCTTATCTGATTCAAGGCGTCCGGAGCCGTCAAGGCACTAATCAAGCTCATCAAACGCTGATCCCTGATCGCTTCGTCCCAAGCCCCGAACGTCCATCCCGCAATCGTTTCCTTTGTCGATTGCAGGAGCTGCCTCAATGCTCCCGCCTTACCGCCTAGCTGCCGGTTCATTTCTTGGAACATGAATGTCTCTGAGCTTTCTCTGCCGATTCCCACCCCCGCCCTCTGAAACACCTGCATCAGTTCGTCCAGGGCTTTGAAGCGGTCCTTGTCAAGGGCCGCCCGCAGAATCTCCCGCTGCTTGCTGCCCTCCCGGCCGAACAGTGCCTTGTACATCGCGCCGGCCGCATTGGCGACTTCTCCGGTATCTTGGCGAATCACAAGATCCTGCCAGGTGTCCCTGATGTAGTTGCCAATCATGCGGTTCCATAGGACAGGATCCTGCGGTTGAATAATGGCTTTGGCTTGCCTGAGAAGGTCCGGGCTTCGAATGTTTTTCCATTTGAGGAGGAGATCGGAGGCCCCGGCAATGGCCTTATCTCCAGAAAGATCCGCGATTTGCCCGATCACGCCTTCCTTGAGCTTGTCGATCGGCCGGCTCCATTCGGCCCATGCGAGGTTTGCCTCGGTATAGCCTGGTACCGACTCCTGCATGATTTCTTTCAGGGAGGTCTTGACTTGTGTCATTTCGCGCTTGAGATAGGCCGGCGCCTTGGCCTTTCTGAGGACATTGTCTATTCCCGTCATCTTGACCCGGTGCAGTTTCCTGGGATCGCCTTCCGAGTATTCCAGCATTTTTTTGATACGGGATAGGGCAGCGTAGGCTGGATCGCCCGGAACCGTTTCCCCCATGAGGTTGTCTACGGTTTCCATGACAGGGGTGACATCGACAATCGTGGGCGTTTCAAAGGCGGCTTTGTATAGCGGCCCTGCCTCTGCCGCCCGGGCCCGTTCAAGCTGCTTGATGGGAGCCTTGGCCGCTTGCTGTAATTGCCTTCCGGTCTGGTATGGTGTTAGAACATCCCCGCCGAGGTCTTTGATAAAAGCGTCCAGGGCTTCGTCGGTCTGGTCGGCGAGTTGCTTTTCGATTTCTTTGATGGCGGTCGAGGTTGTGGGATGCTTGCGTAAATAGGCCCACACGTCGGACATGCCTTTTTTATCGTAAAGCTGATGGGGCAGGAGTTCGATCCCGTGCTTGTCGGCAAGAGACTTAATGAATGCCGCCTTTGCGTGGTCCTGTTTTGTCAGGAGTCCCTGGGCGAGCTCTCTGCCGCCGTAATAGAGCGGGGCCTCCCGCCCGCGGACCGCACTGATGGCGCCACGGCGAAGGAATTTGTTGGTTGAATTCTTTATGACCTTCGAAGCCCCTTCACCCAGGAGGGCAAACGCGCCCTCGAGGCCCGCATTCATGATATTCTTCGTCGGGTCTTTGTGGCCGCCATAGAGATATGCCCCTGCCGCCTGTCTGATGAGCTCACCCGCAACGGCCCCTTCAACGGCTCCTGACGGGCCGAATATGGCACCAACCGTGCCAAGATAGGTTCCGGGATGTCCTATGGTCGCGGCAGCCAATTCCTTGAACCGAGTAAAGCCAAGTTCTCCGGATTCTCTCTGCCAGCCCCCGGCATCCGTCTGAAAAATGATATTTCCCTTATTGTCGATCCTGTACCGTCTTGGGGATATCCCTCGTTCTTGAGCAAAGACCCTGATTTTCTCCTCTGGTTCATCGACGAAACTAGCTTTGATGAGAGCTTTGAAGCTGGCTTCGGGCTCCTCTCCGGGGACATATTCGGTGACCGGCTTGCCAGTAATCGTGCTTATAGGAGGCGTGGCTCCAGGTATAGGTGGAACTGCCGGTTGATATGTACCTCCGACTCGAGCAGGATCGAATTTCAAGATCTCATCTATACGAGAATCCTTATCTCCTGATTCTTGTTTTCCGGGGTCGAATTTCAAGATCTCATCGATGACTGTTTGATCTTGTTCTTTTGCCATCTAACGCATCCTTTGCATGATGCTTTCCAGGCTAACAGCCGTATCGGCATTGATCATCGCCGTGATTTCATCATCGCCAAGCCCCTTTTGCCGATAATACTCGAACCGCGCAATTGCGGCTCGGGTAGCCAGCAAGACATCATCCATTTTCGACTTGAAAGTAATAGGGTCGTCCCCCTGCCACCAATGTTCGCCTGGATCCGGTTGGGCGAGACGAAGTCTAGTCGCCTCTTTCTCGCTCATCTGTGCGCCGGTCAATTCCTTGATATAAAGATTGATGTTCTCGATCGCACGCCGCTGATACCTCTTGAAGTCAGCGAGAAATTTTTGATCCTCTTCGCTCACTCCCTTCCCCAGTCTCGACTTTATGCCGGTCCAGGCGGCAGAAAGGCGCTTTCCTATCTCCTGATACTCCGGCTTGAATTCATTGGCAATCGCAGTCATCCTTCGGTATTGCTCTTTTGCTCCGAGAAGTTTTTCTTCAATGGCACCCTGGACTTTTTTGGTCAATGTTTGTCCTGGGCCGCCTGTCGTATCAACAATTAGATTCCCGTTGCTATCATAGACTTTCAATCCCTTTTTAGGTTCTGGTTTGATGCCTTGAAGTATATCGATTTTTCCACCTTCTCCCACACGGTAAACAACGGGATTCCCTTGCTCATCGATTCCTTTTTGTGGAGATGACCATTTTCCTTTTGTTGCAACCATTCTCTGGGTAACAGCTTGAAATCGCTTAAGCTGATCATCTAAAGCGGTCAAATGCTGGTTTTTCCAGATCTCGAATCCTTCAGCTGGCATCACGCCATTGTCGAGGCTCCACTGCTGAATTTCGTCGGGGGTAGGAAAATAGATATCGTTAGGCATGCCAAGCTCCTCGCCCATTCCCATCAGGTATTCCCTCGACTGCGGATAGGATTCCCATGTAATCATCGGGGCTTGCGAAAGGACGAACTCGGCGTAAGTCTTAGCTTTCAAGATCGGGTCTACATCTCTAAGCCGCGCAGCTTCTTCCCGCAGGAATCCGCGGCTCTCCCGCTTCCAGGCCCTCTCCTCGGGGATCGCCAGGGCGGACTCTTCGGCCGTCAATGTTTGGGCGGCCCGCGCTTTAGATTCAAGGAAATCTATAGGAGGCCTCTGTCCTCCCAATGCAATCAAGGCGTTGATTCCGTTAGCCATCGCTTATCCCCCTAGTAGTACTCCCACCATTCATTGCCCTTTGGTCCGGAAGGCATGTTATAGTAACTACCCGCCGAAGAGGTGCCTCCTGCCAAATCGGTATTATATAGATTTCGCAAAGCATTATAATTGTAGGCATCAAGGGCGGTCTGTCCCACGCCTTGCACAGCGTTTGCAAGGGCGTTATAAGTTCCCAATTGTCCCGCTGCCGCCGACTGCCCTCCCTGAAGTAATGTGTTTGCCACATTTGCGCCAGTCTGCACCCCCTGCGCGCCAGTAGTTAGGTCAGAAGTCATGCCCACCCCGGAAAGGCTCTGGTAAGGCGTCAACGATTGATACCATCTTCGCAGGAAATTGTCATACTCGGTCGAGGCAAGGTTTTCGGCATATCTACCGGCCGCCTTCAAAGTGGCCCCACTTCCCAGGCGGCCGGTAGCCGATGCTAGTCTATTTATTCCCTTGAGCCCTTCCCCGAGAGTAAATTGATACCCTGGGGATTCTTCGAATTTCCCTGGTCCTGCTTGAATACGCCGCCAAAGTTCATTGACTGCGCCCGTGCCGGCCTCACGCCAAGGTGCCTGTTCTTCCCAGGCGTTTTTATACATCTTCAATTGGAGCAAGGTCGCGTTGTTAGACGCTTGTGCTTGTTCTGAAGCTGCGGACTTGGAACCTAATCCGCCAAGCACGGCGGAACCAAGCGCCGCCCCTCCTGCAATGATTCCTCCGATGATTGCCGGTGCTATCATTTATAACACCTCCTATGGGTTCCTCACCCCGTAGTACATCAATTCTTTGCTGGCCTCAGTTCCCCAGGCCCCTTGACTAAAAGATAATTGCGAAACTTTAGTTCTATGTAATTCGATGATCCTGGTTAATGCGCCGGAAAAGCAAATACCCGCCTGTGGGTTGCGCCCGAAAATAAGGGCGCGAAGCACTTGACCTAGGAACCTGATATATCCTTTCCGGGAACTGCCGGATTCCTCTGATATGCTGGACACGATGCCGGAAAAACCCGAATAGGAGGCCTCTAGGTGTTTGGTGATTTCGATAAGTCGCGTGATCGCCCCTGTGATCCCCAGGCTGCCAGTGTACACCGTGGTTATCGCGAACAATCTCGATATTGCCCCCATAAATCTTGGACTGCCGTCGAGCATCCGCATGGCAGAAAAGATTCTCGACACCGCCCCCGCAAAGCTTGAAACCCCCGCCGCGGTATAAAGCCTTAACGCCCTTACTCCCGTTGCAATGCCGCTAAACAATTGTCCAGCGCCGGACAGTAGCCGCCTTGAATCGGCCAGACGTGTTAATGATTTCACAAAGACAAATGATCCAGCATAAGTCCTGGCTGTTCCGACGATCTTGGTTATGGCTCCGGATATCCTGAAACTGCCATCTGCGGAGTACGGGAACGTTTTCAAGCTTGAAACGACACCTGAGAAAATCTGGGCTGTTCCGGTGTAGGTTCTTGTCAGCAGGTTGATGATGCGCGAGATAGTTCCCGAAAAGAGCTGGGCTGTTCCGGTGTAGGTTCTTACTATGGCGAGCCTGCGGGAGATACTGCCAAAAACCCTGGTAGTCCCCCCGCATATCCTCGTCAGCAGGTTGATGATGCGCGAGATAGTTCCCGACTGGCGAAATGTTCCGGCTGCTGAAAGCGGAATCGTCTTTAAGTACTCGACAGTTCCGGAAAGCATCTGAGCGGTCCCGGAGTATGTTCTCGTCAATAGATTGATTGTGCGCGATATAGAACCTGTGAATACTTGGGCAGTCCCGGAGGACGCCCTTGTTAGAAGATTGATCGTCCTCAGAATCGCCCCGGCAAGGCGGGGGCCACCTCCCAAAGCCCTGGTGAGGTTGTCAATTAACCTTGTTAGATTGCCTGATAGCGGCATCTACTGCCCACTCCTTTGTCGCTTTGCCGAGCATCCAGGCGGAATACCCGCTCATGCTCCTGACTTTGTCAGCTTCTTCGGGGTACTTGATGATGAGATCCATCCATTGGGTAAAAGCCAACCCGGCCCAATTGGGACCCATTTCGGCTTCCGGTTCGTACCAATGCGGCTCATGATTCATAGGGATACCGAGGAGCAATATCTTTTGATATCCCATGTGCAATGATGTCAAAAGGGCGAAATACCCCGTGTTACCGATGAAAACCCGGCGCTGGAACTCGGATGTGAACGGATACACCTGTTCCCACCAGACATCATAACCGCCTGGGAAATAGCCGATCGTGTGCCTTAAAATCGGCTTGAACGGCTCGATATCTTTGTTCACATGCTGCGTGAACCACGCACTTTCCTCGCTATCGATTGCGGCCCAATGGTCAACCTGTTCCTTAAAGAACAGCATACTTTTGTTGACGCAATAAAGATCATATCCAATTCCCCAGGAGCGGAATTCGTCAACGTCCTGCGGCATCGTGTTCCCATCGCCCGTGATGACAAGGAAATCGTGGCGCCTAACGCGGCTCCAATCGATTGACGGTTCGTTGAGCAACTTCAGCCTCTCGCACTTGATGATGTTTCCTTTTGTCTGAAGCTGCTTGGCCGTCATCTGGTGCTTTTGCCACGACCACGAAACAAGACGGTGAATCTTCGATTTCACTTATGTCTCCGTATTCACGGTGAGTTCGTAGGTCCAGGTGACCACATCATCTGTATTCACCGCAATGGCCGTGACCACGCTACGGTCGAGCAGGATGCCCCCCGTACTGGCGTTGAAAACGCCATGCTCTCGGATTTCATAGGCCGAGCCGGCGGTGACCGTCCCGATGGTACGGTAGATGTTCGATGTCGCGCCATGGGTCACGGCAGCCCCTCCGGTCGCGCCTTGGGCTCCCGCTTGAGGGGTTACCAGGGCGGTATCGCCGGAAGCCTCTGCCGTGCTGCCAGCTCCTTGCTTGTGCTGGTTGAAGTCATCGATGATGTCCCCAGAAGTAGTCATCGCATCCACAAGGCGGTTGGCGAAGGCCAGCGTCACCTTTTTGACCGACACGAGCCCTAGATCAACAGCAGCATCCCCATTCGCTCTCTCTACTTTGGCAGAGAGAAAGCCGAACATCTCCATTGCGTTCTTCGGCCTGGTCAGTTTCAAGGCGTCGAAAATAGTCTCTTTATCAACGCCTTTAGGAAGAATGCCAGCCCGAACCTGTTTGGCGATTTTTCGGAGCCGCCAATACTCCATGACCGGGTAACCTTGACAGAAAAACATTTTTGCTTTACCTCCGCTTTCTTCGGTTTTTTAACGGTACGACCAAATACCCGTAGCACCGATAATGCCCCACTGTGTTGAATTCATGATTTGCAATGTGACGTTTGCCGCCAACCTCTTTGGTTCTTCGCACCAAAATCGACCGCCAAGAGAACCATATTCGATCCTGGCCGCGGAATCCGGTATAATTGTCAGCCGTCCTGTTCCCGTCCTCACGATCGTTATCCAGCAGTACAGATCCCGTGAATAGATTGCGGGCAATGAACAGGATATATCACTTGCTCCATTATCGAATCGGACGACTTTGCCATAATCGTCAGTCGTTAAAGTCGCATCGGCAGTACATACCTTGTCGGGCTTCCTCCGGACAAGATCATAGTATTCTCCCACGTGCTGGAACCATCTTACCCATTGAGGATGAAGATTGCCAGCGTCATCAAGCAGCCTTATTCCTACCGGCGGGGGAGTCTGTTTTCTCATGCTATCCCTGACTGTGCATCGATATGCGCCCCAAGAATAATGCACTTCACCGGGTCCGTAATAGTAACCCTATACGTCCTGCTTCTCGATCTCCCCAGCCGGCGCCAAATTGCTCTAGCCTGATATTCTCCAATTGCCCCGATGGTCGTCCAATGTTCGTTGCTCCATGTTTTAGCGCCATCGTCGGACCAGTCAAGCATCACCTGCGGGTCTGATCCTTGCCCTGTGGCAAGCCCGACCCCTGGTTCGAATTCGACCTCAAGTTGATTATGGAATAGGAGTTTCCTGTCTTGATGTATCGCTTGGGCTGCGCGAATGCGTCTAATGGCATCAGCATTGTCCTTATAATACCCCAAATCAAATTCATAGATGTTTCCGTCATTCATGTCGCCAACCAGATTTTTCCCGGCAAACCACGCATGACAGTTCGATCGATGCCTTCCACCAGCAAGGCCTGACGATCTCACGCTCCACACGCCCGTTGTCAGATCATAACACCAAGTCTTCGACGCTCCTGGAAATGTGAGAACGTAAAACGTGTGGCCTTCCTGACTGTAAGAATATCCAATCGCGCCGTCTTTATTCGAGTAACTACAAATGTGGTATTCCACTTGGGATGTGGAAACGATCTGCCACTGGTAGCCGGAAATAAATTGCACGCGATACTTGTCATCGAGGAGCAAAAGGCCAAGAGAATCGGAAACCACAGAGCGCACCGCGCCAATTCCCATTGGAAAAACACCGCCCGCAACCCGAGAAAATGGAAAATCAGAATCCCCCGAATTGTAAAACACCTCGGTTGTTTGTTCCCCGAATATCCATAATTCCCTTTTGTGGCTCAGGCCGACCAAAGCATCGTCGGGAGTGTCCTCCGCGCTCGCGAACTCCAGTGCATCCCACGAGCTGGCATCCTCACTGCCACTGATGTAGAATGCGTCGGTGTCCTCTTCTGTTACAATAAAATACCCATCCTGATATGTAAGGCTCGTGGGCGTCGGGAAATCAGCGTCAGTTATCTCTGTCAGGCTCGTCGCAGATGCGATTTTGTAATACCCTTTGATTCCGTCAACGATGCAAAGATGAGTAGTTCCCCCGGCAATCCATACGCCCCCTGTTGATGTTCCGATGGTTCCAACATTTGTGGGTTTTCCTTGGGTGTCTATTTTATAAAGAGTGCTTCCGATGACGGCATAAAGATAGCTTTTCCATATGTACAAGGCGCGGACTTCTCCCTCAATTCCGCTCGTAAGCCATAGCCGCATCCCAGGGGTGCCGATTAACGAGAGAGGTTTTTTGCCGTTCTGCATATCCGCTTCGAGATAGAAATTCTGGCACTCCTGGGCGTTCAGGGGTTTAGACCTGCCGGAATATGCACCCCCCACGAAAGGAATTTCCATCAGATAGCCCCTGATTCACTACGGGTTATGTCTATCAATCTGCTTATTCCGCCAACATACCTGTTGCTTCCGGTTGCCGTATACTCCTCAGCCCCTGCACTTGGCGGCCAATCGGCATTATCGATATAGAAATTATCGATATAGATCGTTCCGGTAACGGTAGAAGTTCTCCCCGCGCAAATTCCTAGTTGAAGCACACCGATTGCATCGGCAATAGCTTCAGTGCCGCTGTCAATAGTCTCACCATCTACGCGCCACTCCCATGCGTTGCCCGTATCGTTCCAGTACGCATCGACCTTGTATCTCGTGTTGGCGGATAGAATTGGACCCCATGCTTCCTGTGGTGCGCCCCCTGCCCTGAATCTTCCAAAAAGCCTTGGATTTGACCCATCGGAGGAAATTTGAAATTCGATGCCTTGCCCCCATGTATCGTCCCACATATAGAGAATGCAAATATAATCCCCGGAATCCACGTATTGAGCTAGGCTAGGGACAATAAACTCGAAGTGAAAATATGCCGGATCTGGACTTCCCGCAAAGTCCTGCTGATAATATGCCGCGTCGCCTACATCATCGATGGTGGCCTCAAGGCAGTCATCGTCCCAATCGGCGGGAGCGCCTGAGACACCTGAAGTGGCGCAGTCCGGATCACGCGTACATCCTGCACTGACCGACCCTCCGCTCCATGATTCATCGGTTCCAGGGCTTGCCTCGAAATACTCTTCCCAGGTCTTAGCCATTGGGCTCCCACCACTCACGTCCCGGAGGGTTCGGAACTTGCCCTTTCAACCAAATCCCGGTAATCCAATCTGGCGGGTTCTTCCGCACTATGTGAATAGTAATCTCATAATCGCTGTCGGCAAAGCTAGTTTGTAAAGCAGCTGTGATCGCCACTTCTGCAGATGACGTAGTGCCGACTGCGTTCTTTATCATGACTGCGGGAATCTCTACTGGTGGCTCACTAGTCTTGAGCGCAATCAACTGACGATTATTGCTCCAAGTCACTCTCATCGGGTAAGCCTCCGGGACCGCAACCCGATGCCAATTCTCTTCCCCGCCCTGGCACTATTGTATCTCAGGTTGGCTGGCGATGCGGGACCGCCGCCGCTGAGATACGCATCGACGCCGAACTCCATCGCCGCGGCGCCATATTCGTGCGCTCCCATGTCAGGCGCGGCGCCCTCGTATCCATCGGTGAAGTTGTTGATCACTACTCCGTCGTCTTTGCCGTCACTGGCGGACGACAAGGTGAAAACGCCGCTGCCCGTATAGGTGCCTGACAGCGAAAATGTCGGAGCCGGATCGTATGTCGGCGTACCGTCTATACCGTTGGTCATGGTAATATCCACGTCGCCATTGTAAAGGTCGTTGTTGGAGGTGCATTCTGCCCCGCATGGGCCTAAGATTGAATGGATGCCGGCCACGTCGCGCACTTGTAGGATGTTGTTCTTGCTTTCAATTCGATACATTCCGTTTGTGCCGCTTCCGATGCCCGCTCCCCCAGTTCCACCGGAACCCAGTAAATAGGGTTCCGAGAGGTTAGTGTCCCATAGCATCGTGTTATGGAAAACGTATTTTTTGCCGTTGTTGTCAGGGCTGACCTGGCTCGTTTTCAGAAATCCGCCGCGACTGTAATCACACCAGCTCGCCACCCATTCGTTCTTGCAAATGTTTCTCCAGACATATCCTGGACCATCCCAAAATGTGGCCATTGCAATGGTATGATGCCAGGTATCGATGTAATTGGCCCAGATCCGGATGTTCTCGCAGTGGCCTTCCATCTGGATCGCATCGTCCCAGCAAGCGGAGATGTAATTGCCATATATCTCCTGATTATGGTTCGTGTCCGCAGTCTCGGCGTTCGTAATGCCATCAGCGAAGAAATTGCCGGTGCTGTAAATCGAGTTGTACCGTATGATCCAACGACTGTCAGCCTCCTGCATCGATATGGCATAAGGTCCTTCATTGTCTGGGTGAGTACCAGCGGAAGGTTCGCACCACGAATTGACATCAACACCTGGATCGTGAATTTTATTCCGTTGAATTGTCACATTATAGATTCCAGAATTCCAAGTGGTTGCAATACCACCATCCCAGGTTGGGGTCGTGTTGCTAAGACCGTCACCAAATCCATAGATGTCGCAATACTCAATGACGATATCATGCCGGCCGTTGGCAATGTAAATCCCACTGCCCAAGGAGTTTTTAATGGTGATCGTCCGTATGATGACGTAATTGGCATCGATATACATGCCATGCCCGCCATCATTGGCAGAACGAGCGGTATCAATCGTTGCGGAACCGTTGGCTGGGTCAAATGTATAGAGCCTGTAAGAACCGGCAGAGCCTGAAGTGGTTACGTTATATCTGCTGGAAGATGTTAAAGGGAGATAAGTTGTGGCGCCAACAGAAAAGGTCTCGCTCAGAGTTGTCGATTGAATGGAATCGGTATCTAGCGTATCGTTCAGAGTCAGACGGATGTCATATGTAGTACCTGGGTCGAGCCCCACGATACTGCCGCGATATTCGCTGTCGTCAGGGTCCCACCACAAGTCCATCCCGTCGCTCCAGATGGCATCTGTGCTCACCTTGTACTCAACTAGGCACTCGTTGTCAGCCGCTCCATTGGCGATGACCCATGTTACACCAATACAGTGAAATGTGGGTACCGCAGTTGGAGCCGCCGCCATGGCGGGAGGCGTGAAGAATAAAATCAACGCAAAAAATACGAGCAGTCGTTTCAAAACGGCCTCCGGCTATACCAATCGAGTTTTATCGTGCCGGCGTGCGTCCCATCGACGGTCCAGGCAGATCGCCGATACTGGTTGACCGGGATGATCAACTCGCCTCCGCTAATGATCATCTGGCCGGTATTGACGGCCGGCGCAGTATAAATGCCATCGAAGCAGACGTAGATCGTGTCGCCGCTCGGCCCCATCGCCACCCATCTAGTGCCGTCCGGAGGATCCATTGCCGGCGTCGTGCCGCTTTCGTATATCGTCACCCCAGTGGTTGTGAAAGCAAGGTATGCTGAGGAGATCCATCCAGGATCGTCCGACGGCCCTTCTTGTCCGGTGGTTACTCGGATTTTAAATGTGGGCCAGGGAGTCACCCCATTAGTTTCAAGATTGAATCGGACATTATTTCCGATTGCCGCCGGGATAAGAATTGGATTGGAGAACCTTGGGTCATCATACGGAATATTGTATAATATATAGTTCTTCTCGATGTTGGACCATGCGGCCGCTGAATCAACAAATGAGGATTTGCGGTAAAGGTAAACGGTCGTCCCGGTATTACCAAGGTCTGCCCCGGTAACGCCATTTCCGGGCATCGCCTCGACAACTTGCACGGCCCAGTAGGGGCCGAGATTGTCTGTTTCCTTTAATGTGTAATCATCCCCGATGGGCCAATTATTGGGATTTCTTAAAAGCGAAAAAGGAGATGCCCCACTTACATCCTGGTTCACAGTCAAATCGAAAACGGCGACATCGCCTCCAGCCGAACCTGAAGGATAGGATAATATCAACAACGCAATAAAAACCTGGAATATCCTATTCATTGTCTATCCTGTATTTTGCGTGAGATAGTTTGATCACTTCCGGAATTACCGCATCGATCTGCCACGCAAAATTCCTTGATTCCAAGGCGTTGAGCGTCGATGCCGCCAAAGCGGCGACCGTGGAGCTCGGCTCTTTCCCAAATTGCGGGGCTAACCTAACGGCAAGATTGTACTTGATGGCATCGTTGTATTCCGGCGGAAAAGCGACGCTCGTTGTCAAGGTGGTCGGCGCCGTCAAGGGCTTCAAGGAATCCAGATAGAGCATAGAACCCCCAAGGGGCCATGGATAGAGTTTGCCAAGAGGATACTCAGGCGAATACCACAACGATTCTATGATGGCTCCGGATGCCGAAATCATCCTGACTTGCCGGTATTGTCCTTCATCGATGATTTTCAACGGCCAATCGGATGTCCAGGCGCCCCTGATCGATGCCGGTCTCACTGTGTCCAGATCGCCGCCACTACCGATAGTGTAAGACGCGGAACCGTCCATACTTAAGGATTCCTGCTTTGTATAATACAGCCGGAGATCCTTTGCTGACCAATTTTCGAGCATGAATTGAAGCGCCCTCAATCCGTCGGCCATTTCCGCTGCGCTCGGGGTTTCGCCGGATGCGGTAACGTTGATCTCTCTAAGGGCGTCTTGAATCAGCGTTCTGGCTGTCTCGCTCATTGAATTATAGCCCCTTTCTTGACCGCTTCCTCGGCCAGCTCGGCAGCATTGGTAACATCCTTGGCGACTATTCTGGCGAAATCAGGTTCCATCATAAGCACGGCGGTATGCTTGTCCGCGCCGATTTGAATCGCCAATATGGCAAACACCTTCCCGTTTTGCGTATAGCCAACTCTCTCGATCACAACTCGACCTCGAAACTTACGGTTTCGGTTTCCCACCCCGGGGCGGGATTTTCCACCATGCGTTGGATCTCGGCCAGCGTGGCGTCATAGTTCATCTGTACCGTGTGCGCCATGAGTATGAGCCGATTTTGATTTTGCGGAGCGTTCCGCGCCAAATCCACCACGCAAGAGAAAAGCTTGTCTTGCCCCGATTCTATCGGCAATTCAACTCCGTACTCCTCTTTTGCGAAGACTTGGAGCTGGCGGGGACTCATGTCTTCGAGATCCCAAAACCAGTTTATCAGGTACTTGTTCGATGTGGTCGCCGCACTGATGTTGTCCCATCCCTCAAAGCGAGCCTGTTTTTCCTGGTCTTCGTCATCCACACGAATAGGATCATGCCCGTCCTTATACATATAGAACGGATACCGGACATGCTGGCGGTCAGGATCCAAAATACCGAAAAAGGGGAACTCGGACTTGGGTTTAGATTTACGAGCGGGGTCGTTAAGCCCCGCCCGCAGTGGTTGCTGAAAATTCACGCCTAACCCTCGGCACCGTAGATCCGGCAAGCGAGTTCCGGATAGATCGTCTTGACGCCATACAGAATATCCAACCTGATGGTTTCAACGTCGGCGTCAATACCGTAATCCTTCACCACGCGGATGCTGATCCCGTCCTCCGTTTCCCTCGCGCCCCACACGCCGTCCGGCATCTCCAAGGGAACCATCACAAGGGCAAAGGCATTCTTATGGAATGCCAGGTTCTGCGGATATGGTTCGCCCGTGCCGCCATAGACTGTCACCAAGGCCCCGAGGGCCGGAATGGTGTCCACCGTCTTGTAAGGCCCGGTATGGATCATGTCCGGATAGAACGGGATCGGCGTATCGACGGCCGTTGACACGGTGCTCATATAAGCTGCGGTCGTGACCACGAACTGTCGCAGTGATCCGGTTGATTCCCCGCTCATGGGATTGACCGCATAGCAACCAGCAATCTCGAACTGGTCGCCGGCCGCCATAACTGCTACTGCGGTATTTCCACCGTTGGCATCGACTACCAGGATTTTCTGGTTCTGCGAAACGCCGACGCCCACCCCGGTGGGCAGTCCGCCACCAGCGGCGCTATCGGCCGTCGAGCAAATGGCCACCCGCGCCTCTGTAGCCGCCGCGGTGACATAGGTGCTGTAGGTGTGCGTCTTAATGTTTTGGTCCATGAAAATCTCGGCATTGGCGATCCTGCCGAGGAATCCCTTTCGAAGCGCCTGTTCGCCGCCTTCCTTGAAATTCCAGTTGCTGAGGGCGTTGGCGAAAGCCCAGTGCGCGGCCGGGTTGAAAACGACCACCCTGTCATCCGGGGGTACGGCTTCTTCGTCCATCTTTTGCATGGCCTTGCCAAGCACCATAAAAGTGTGCGGTGTTACAAACCCAGTGGATTCGTAAACCATATTCGGAACATCCGCATATAGGCCACAAAGATCGGCATCCACCTGATTTGCCAGGGCCGCGGCCGCCGGCCTGATGTACCTTGCGGAGTATTCCTCGATGGTCAGGGTGAGATCGACCGTACTAAACTGCCAGGAAACGTGCGCCTGGGTCGCCACGGTCAAGGTGATGTACTGCTCTGTGATGGTCGAGGTGACGCGAACCCTGCTTTTCGTCACCTTGAATTTCACGGGTTTGCGAATCTGGACGCTGCCGCCCACTTTCGGCACCCCCGGAAACTCGGCCTCGTAATCGCGGTAAACAAGATTACCCATGACCAGATTGTTTTTGAAAAGCCGCAGGGCCTCTCGAACAATCACGGTCGGGGTCAAAAGAGTATGAGTATGTCCCATTGTTCATTACCTCGTCAGTATGGTTTCGCCCCCTGCTGACGACGCCACTCGTTGAATTCCTTGAGAGTCATTTTATCTGGGTCCTTGGTTGTCAAACTCGACCCTCCGGCTCCACCGAGAGGCTTGATCGGCGGCGGGGCGTTAGTTGTTTTTGGGCTTAATGGTTTTGGCGATGCAGGAGTTGAGGCAAGTTGGCTCTCCAGCCTAGCAATCGCCCTCGCGGCCTGCGTCGGGGTCATTCTGCTGATTGCAACGCCTTCAATTCGATTCTTTGCCAGATGATAGGCGACATCCGCAGGATTGTCGCAGTCCGCCAGGATATCCACGATCATGGGAGTGATATGCCCGGCCGACCGGTCAAATACGATTTCCTCGAAGTCATCGTATTTCGTAAAACCTTCTTGCAGCTTGGCATGTAAGTCTTGCATTTTCTGCTTGTTGGATTCCTCAAGCTGCCGTTGCCGGCTTTCGCGTTCCCATTCTTCTTTTGCGGCCTTCACCCTGGCATCACTAACCGCTCTGACATAATCGTCATAATTCTCAAAATCAGAGGCTTGCGGTTCTTTGCCCGGTTTTGCCGCAGGGTCTTGGGTTTCCGGTGAACGCTCACGATCCCGAAAAAATTCCGCTCTGGCGCTTGCCTTTTCTTTTCTCCATTTGATCGCGTCTTCTTTCGCCTTGTCTCTCTGTCTTTTGAGGTCTTCGATCTCAGCCTGTAGGCTGGAGGCATCTGGAGTTGCATCAATGTCTTTCGGCTTGCCTTCATCCCCCGTAGGGGTCGTGGCAGTTACTTCCGGCGGCGTTTCCGCTGGAGAAGCTTTGACCTCTGCGTCTGGCAGGTTGGTTAGTTCGTTTTCTTCAGGCATGTCCTATTACCTCTTCAATGATCTCAGGTTCATGGCATAGCCACTCCCTGGTTGGTCTGCCGAACAGGTCGGCGGTGTTTCCGCTCATTGATCGGATAAACCGGCCAATGGGTCTTGTTGCCATCTCGCACCATTTCCATAAATGATACCGATGATCTTTTCTCGCCTTGATATCTTCTGCCGGTATCAAGGGCCTGTACCAATTTCCGCTGTTATCCATGGGGCAGCCGGCAAGGACGATGCGGGTGTAATCCAAGGCCAGTCCTATTTTGAGGGCCAGGTTCGCCGACGTTCCATTCCAGCCGCCCCGCCCGTTCCGCAACCAGCGCACATCAAAGCCGGTTGCGCCGGGATTCCAAGCATGTTTGACTATTGATCTTGCAAGCGATTGCGCTACTCTCTGCATATCCGGCATGTGTGCGTCGCCCGCGGCATAATGCTGGATGCCATGGGGGCAAATCATCGCTGAGTAGTTTACGCACATCGTATCGTAATCAACAATTCCCTCCGCTACCGCATACCAGGCGCCAATATCCTCGAGGACGTTGCTACCGTCGCCGATGATCAAAAGCACATCCTTTTCTGGCTTCGGCTTCAGGCTCATGTAGTCCTCAATGATTTGCACAGTATGGTAATCCCCGGGAATGATTCTCGTCGGCACTACGGTATTGTTCGAGATAACCTTGTTCATCGCAGTTTTCTTGGCTTGCCCTTCGGCCAGCCCCGCTTTCTTACTTTCGTTTTTTGCGCTTTGACTTCGATTTCCCCGCTTTTGACATCGCGATTGCTACAGCTTGTTTCTGCGGGCGCCCCGAATGCACCAACTCGCTGATGTTCTCCGAGATTACTTTCTTGCTCTTCCCCTTTTTCAGAGGCATCTTTCTTCACCCCCTCCCAGCATCCCGGTAGGATAGTAGCCCCAGGAGCTTGTCTTACGTCGGGCCAGCCTTGCTTTCCTGGGGGGCCTTTCCGGCATTCGCCTTCGTATGCGAACTGGCAGTCATGGCATAAAATCATAATCGCACCACGACTTTGTTGCCTCGCCCAGTATGTCCGCCGTATATCCGCTCAACGAGCGAATCCGTTTTGATCTTGGATCTTTTGCGAAATCCAGCCACGCCATAAAATCAAGCCCTAGCCAGATCGGGCCAAGGGTTTCCGGCCCCGTAGGCTCAAAATACCAATGGCCTTCGCTATCCATAGGGCATCCAGCAAGAACGATCTTTTGGTATCCCATAGCAATCGCTGTGAGGGCCGCAAACAATGAACTGGAACCATGAATACGCCCTTTCTCGCCCGTGATGCGTTTGTAGTGATAGTCCGGTTGCTGAATATCCCAATCGACATCAAAGCCCTCCACAGGCCCCAAAGAATGCGTCAGGAGGCCGTTTTTCGACTGCGCCTTGATTTGCTTCACCCAAGCAATAGCGGTTTCTCCATCCGCGTTCCACCAATGGTCCGCCCTTCCATCGCAGATCTTGATGCTTCTGCCAATAGCCCCGAGATCGTGCGGTATACCCCAGGAACGGAATAAGGAGCGATCCTCAGGCATCGTGCGGCCATCACCGAGGATGAGGAGGACATCGTTTTTTCTCTTTAGCGTGATCTCGCTATGGTTTTTAATTTCTATTGACATTCCGTAAAGCCTATGCTATCCTCTTTTTGCCTCTTCGGAGGAGCCCTGACCTCCCGATATAAGGGCGGGCGAAGCCATCAAAAAGTAGGTTAATCGGATAATTCTTCTGCTTCCTTCTCAATCCTTCCCGTAAACCTCCGACAATTCTGACACTTTCCGCAAGCCCCCGCCCCTCCCCAGTTCACCTCGTCGCAGATGTAGTGATTAGCCTTCTTGATCCCCATCTGGCTCAAGGGGCTGACTTCCTTAACTTCCTCTCTGACCTTCGGTCCCTCGACGCTATAGCTGCCGTGCTTGAATTGAGGACCGGATTTCAAATAATCCGGCTGCACCATGTACTTTTCCGCTCTACCGATATGCCTGAATCTCAGCCTCGTTTCGAGGACTGGCAGATCATGCTGATTGGCGAAATCGACAGCTATCTTTTGAAGGGCATTAACCTCATCCGAATAGGTGCTAATCGATCTGATCCGCATAGAGATATTGAGTGTCGGGTCCATTTCTTTCAATTTCTCTATATTTTTCAATGACCTGAAAAAGTGATGCGGTATGAGAGGATCGATGGATACCTCCAGATTTCTGATCACCGTCGGATCGAAATTCTTGATCGAGTTCAATTTGGTGATGACAAAAACCTTAGAATGAGCCTCCGGCGCGTTCAGGTTCGTATTACGAAATTGCTGGTTCGTATAGCTCCAATCGTAGGCAGGCTCAAGGATCGTGTCCAATTCTGCCGGCGTGAAATCCTTGCCCGCAGCGTTGTACGCCTCGCGCACCTTGGCAAATTTGTCCGGGTGGATCGACGGTTCCCCGCTCTCCCCGAACCTGCGGATCATGTTCGGGTTGTCGTAGAAATCCCCTTTGAGAATAATCTTGGTCGGTTCTACAAATAATCTCGTACTCTTAGTGCCAGAACCAAAAGCGTAGCATTCAGGACAGAAATTGACGCAGCCACGGGAGGTATCAAAGGCGGTCAGTTCGCCAGCCGTCTTGAGATTGCCGCTACCCGATTCGGCCCTTGACACATTCCTGCTCTCGACGTTATAGGGAACATACGGCTTGCCCTTCGATGTCTTCGCCGTCCGGTAGGAGAGTCGCCTGTCCACCTCACCCTTCCAGATGTCGTCAAAAACAGACCTGCCCGTGAGATCCTTGCTTACCGATCTGGCAAATGCCTTTTCCACGCCGGCTATTGGAGCCCCTGAGGAGGTGGTGTATTGATAGGCCACCCTTCTGGCGGCAGGATTAATGGCCCGGGAATTCAATGCGTTCTGGCTAAAAACATTTCTGGTGCGTGCGCTGACGCCCTTCAAGGCCGGAAAAGGATTGACATGCTCAAAGGTGAGTTTCCCTCCCCGTTTAGTCGCCTGTATGATCGGCCTGGTAATTCCCACCCCGGCAGATTCAGCTGGGAGGCCTCCTGGTATACCTCCAACCACTCCAGCCCCTGTAAGTACATGTGCCGCGGCACCGAGCGAGGGATCAAACTCCGCTTTGCCGGAGGCGTATTCTTCAGCCCATCTTGCCAACTCCGGCAATCGTTGTGCCGCATGGATTGGATCCCAAATGATATTTGGCAATCCGCCCATCTCTCCCCCAAGATACTGCGGAAGTCTCAAAATAAGCCTTTCTAAAGCTGTAGGCTCCATGGTAGCCAAGGCTTCGATGGGAGGTCTGGGAACATCGTTTACGCCGCTCAAGAGGACATTTTCGTCCATGATGTAATCCAAGGCGTTACGCATTGCCAAACGTGAACCCTCCCGCTCCCGCTTCCTGAGCTGCTATGTCCATGCTCTTTTTGCGGTTATCCAATAGTCTACCTTCTAATTTCACTCTTTCGTTTTGCGCCTTGAGCTCCGCGGTGGGGTCGGGGGGCATGGGAGGGGGAGGAGGAGCCCCACCAGAGGCCCCCGCGACCTGTGGGGGAAGAAGAGCTTTCAATCGTTCAGAGATCTCTTCCGCCCCTGGCCAGTCCATGTTTTTGGCAACCAGATCGGCAATGACGGGGCCAGCAGCCGGAATCACTCGCAAGAATTCCATCATCATCTCTGCCGCCTCGTCGCGCTGAGTCGTATACGAAGGACCGATGGATACCACGACATCATATTTGCCGGTCGTCAGATCGAAAATTTTTTCGATTACCTCCCCATTGGGCATCTGCATGGGGATCGGTTGATTTACCGGCACGAATTGCTCTGACCCGTCCTCCTGGAAGATCCTGACAATCCGTTCCGTATCGTAGATCCTCGGGATGAGATCCAGCAGAACCTTACCAGCGTAAGTCAAGGCCCTGCCCAGATTGTCATAATACGAGAAATTGGCCACATCGCCCTCGCGCTGCCTCGCAAGGATGGCCCTGCCGCTTTTCTCGTTGCTTTTCTGGCCCAATGAGGCTTGCTGGAGCCCGGTGGTATCGTGCATCTCCTGATCGGAGATCATGATCTCCTGGGTAATTGCGGTGGATACCGAAATGGGTAAAGCCCTGGTTGGTATGATACCAGGCATTGACGGGTCTGGTTCGTAAGGCAGGTAGGGATAGCTCTTTTTGTGTGCTTGCTTCCAAATTGGGGCATAATTCTGAATCATGGACTTTGTAACAAGGTACGGCGCCTTGGGAGCCAGCGCCGTTACCTCGGCGCCGTGGCTGCGACTGTAGTTGTAAAGACGCTGGGGGTCTTTGGCGTGGCGCACCATGCCGCGGTAGATCGTCTTGCCTTCGATAATGAGCTCCTTGCCCCACACCTCGCATATGGGGATCAACCGCCCAGGCCATTCATTCGGCCCCTCAAGGATTTCAATCCCGTTCGTCTTGTACCACTCGATCTTGTAGCTATCGACCTTTCGGGTCTTGACGGTTTCCCATCCCGGCTCAATCTCATCCCTAACCTGCTGCTTCCCGGTCGTCGGATCCTGGAGTAAGTAGACGGTTTTTTTCTTGTCCCGCTTGACAAAATACTCGGCGACCCGAATCGTCCTATCGTCCCGCCAATGAATGTCTTTATCCTTGTCACCGGGAGCATTTGTCAGGGCAGCGTCAGGATAAAGTCGTTCGAACTCATCACGCGGAATCCTTTCGGTAATGATGCAATACCTAGCATCCGATTTGTCGAATTCTTGCGCGGAGGGATCCCAAAGAACGGTGAAGGGATTCTTGATCCGCTTGATGCGGATGTCCTGGTCAAAGCTATCTTCATCGGCGTATTCCGTGATGATCCTAAAAGTTCCTTTTCCACACAAGATCGCCGATTCTACCGCCGAATCGTAAGCAATCTCGGCCCGGCTTTGCACTTCGATATTCCGGATCAATCCCGTAAGTATTTCCGCCACATCGGGATCAGACCCGGAATCGACCGGCTTGACTTTGATGGAGGGCTCATTCATTCGGATATCCCCGATAACCTGATCCCCGTAATTCGCCAGCTTGTTAATCGTCAAGCAGGGCCGACCATCAATTTCGCGCTCTTTCTGGAGATCATGAGGCCACTGGTCCCCGGAGACGAAATTGAGATCATCGAGCATTTCATCATAGGCTTCGTCCCAGGCGGTGGAGGCTTCGTCGTATCGGTCCCTGATTTCCTTGATGATGTCTTTTTCATCCATCAGAACAGCCAGGCCTCTTTTCTCTTGTAATTTGGGAAGTGCGTGAGGTCCGCATCCGGCATTTTTTCCTTGTATCCGACGGCAAAGGTTCTAAAAGCATCCGCGCCATGACTGCACCAATCGTGCGCCGGCCTATTGCCAAGTACCTTCTTTTCCTCGTCGTATTCGGCGTGATAGCCCTCCAAGGCGCGGATGCCGATGTCGCATTTCTTTTCGTCAAAAACACATTGCGACAGGATGCTCCTGACGGCTGGAATATGAACGTTGATAATCGTGTCCATGTTCCTGGCTCTTTGCACCACGGTTATCGGTTTGATGCCTAGATTTTCAGCGACTTCTTTCCGGCTCAACGCGATCTCGTTGTTGGTCATCTCCCGAATACTGGCGTCATGGGGCATCCAATGGTTTCCGTAGGTATAAGGCTTTTCCTTGATCTTCTTAGCGTAGTGCTCGAGTCCGTATCCGGTGTTTTCGTAATAATCCACAAATCGGTACTCCCTGCCCACCGGCTGCATGAACCAAATGGCCATGGAATCATCAACCCCGAGATCAAAAAACGTATCGACTTCGATGGACGGATTATGGGGAACTGGACAGATCCGGCCTTCCTTGCGGGCTTCAGCCATTTGCTTGGCATAATACGATCCGTAAACGGCGCCTTCGAAGCTGCAAAAATACTCCTGCTCAAAAATCATCTCCCCAAGTTCCGGGCCGAAGATGGTTTGATATTCGCCCTTGATTATGTCGAGCTGTTCCGGCTTGAAAACGGGAGTCTCGTCGGCGGGCAGCTTTTGTGAAAACCAGCCCTCTGTGGTTTGGGCATGGGCCAGCATGGTTTTTCCATGATTGTTGCCGCGGGAGGTGTAGATCCAAAGAGCCCAACCGCCGTTCTCTTCAAGAACCGGCGCCAAATAGGCCCAGGCCATGGGGTTGGCCAGCGCCCACTCGCTGAAGACAATTCCCGCGGGAGGGGATCCCACGAGAGTATTATAGTTGTCCGACCCTACGAGCTGCCAGATAGACCCGTTGACCAGATCGATGGACATCTCCTGGTTGTGGGTCGCCGATCTGATTTCAGGGGGGAAAGCTTCATCGATGCGGCGCTTTCCGGTGCGCGGGTTGACTGCGTTCCATACAACTTTGCGGGCTTGCGAATACTGCGGGAGCATGTGCCAGTAGTTGGCCACTCGCTGCATGGCGGCCACAGCCGTAAAGTGGAGGGCAACGTCATCCTTGCCCCAACGACGGTGGGCGACCTCAACAGCTCTTTTGCCGCCGGCCTCCATAAAGCACCAGAGGGGCATTTGATCGGGCCTGGGAACCCAGTTATTTGGGATCGTTATCTCCAAAGCGGTTTATTGTCACCGTCAAACCACCAGATACGTTATTGTCGATCTTTTGAAGGTCGGCGATTATCTTGGAAAGCACTGCGACCATCACCCGCTCGGAAGTCCAGAACATCTCCGCGACTCTATCTTCCCATTTTTGTCCTCGTTTCTTACCTTGGCGGACAAGGGCGGCAATAAGTATTTCAGCGGAGGTCTTTCCCGGAGGCCGCCCCCGCGGATTCCCTGATTGTCCCTTTTTCCACTTGCCTTTATTCATGTTAGGCAAATTATGAAGTCAGTATTTGGCAAAAATCAAGGAAGGGTTGCCTAAATACGGCTATTTAGGTATTTTTATGGTGATTTTGGTAGTATGGACGGGAATTTTGTGGAATGTCTCTGAAGTCGTCCAGGATGAGTTGCAAGAATCGCAAACACGAATCCGGATGACGCAGGTGTCGTACTTCTGCGTATCGACCACTCGGATATCTTCGGAAAAGCAATGGGGACATTTCATGTTTTTATATGGTAGACCATCGTTGCGCCGAAATTCCCTTTGGATCCCGATTTCAAGTAGTCATAGTAAACCCAATGGAGAAAGTTCTCCAATTCATTATTATCCACTGGTATGCCACCATCTTTCAAGGCGAGAGGAATGCGCTGGCTGAAATCGTCAACCATAATATTTTCGTTTCCCCATGAATAATCGCAATCCATCATTGAAAAATGGTAACCCTGGTCAATACAAAAATCCCGGAACTGGCTAGGATGCAAAAAACGCCGATCGGTTCTACTCATCACCGCCCCGAGCATGTGTAATGTCATCCAAATCAGACCGCGTGGGTTCAAGAAACATGGGGAACTAGTTATAATGTCACCGCCAGGCGAAAGAAGATTATTGATGATCCATCTTAGTTCTCCCCAGGGATCGTCAAGATGCTCAAGGACGCCTTGCATAACCACTCGATCATAGCGGCGTGGGTTTTCATGGAAATCCATTACGCGAAATAGGACTTTTGGGTATTTCTTGCGGGCCTTTTTAATGGCTTCCTCGGAATAATCACAAGCATAGACATACGCGGCTTGTTTGGCCATCAATGCAGCCAAATCGCCCTCTCCACAGCCTATCTCAAGTATATAGCGACTTTCCCATGGACGGCCCATATTGAGAATCATCTCTCGTTCCTCTGTGCCGTCACTAAACCATGCCGATGGCCCCTGCTTGTGCATCTCGTCGTATTTCGCTTTTAGTTCTTCGTTTGTTTTCACGCCGACCCCCTCGGTATTCCCCAATACTCGCATCTTTGGCACCCCGCCATAGTATCCCTGTCTTTTAGCTTATGATACGAGATATAAATTCGCCTCTTCGTTCCATGCCACATTTTGAGCAACGACTCACTGGCGACATTGCCGATAATTAAATATCCATCGGGATCAAACCTTACGCACATGCTGGCGTTGCCGTAGCGATCGACGCTTAAGTGCGTCAATAAGTCTAGGCAGATCCCTATCTCCGGCACTACGGGTTCCTCTTGGTAATCGAAAGAGCCGTCCGGGGAGTGTATCGTCCTCCTGGCGATCAGGCCAGGTAGCTTTTCCCATCTTTCCGGATGATCTATGCGGCCCAATAGGCGATACACAAGTTTCGGCGCGTTGCTGCCTTTGATTTCGATAAACTTTTTCACCATTTCATATTGTTCATCGCCTTCAGGGTCGTTTTCCACGACGGACACAGTAAGCACATCAAGGTTGCCGATGATTTCCTTTGCTTTCTCCATCAGCAGTTTGCCGTTGGTGTTAAACTGCCGGATACGCCCCAGAGATGCAAATAGCGTCAGGGCCTCCCCCAGCCGGGGGTAAAGCAGGGGTTCCCCGTTATTATGGAACTGGATCACCTGCCCAACAGCATCAATCCGGTTAATCTCCTCCGCGACCTTTTCCACCATTTCAAAAGGCATATCCCCCCAATCGCAGAGTTGTGGATATTCCCGCTCCATCTTGCGGCGGCCGCACATCCAACAGGACTTGTTACAACGAGAGGTTAGTTCGAGGTGGAGGAAGTTAAACATCGAAGAGTCCCAATTGTTTTGGTTGTACTATTGAAATTTTACGTGTGAAATGGTCTAAAATTATTTCACATATGATTTCAAACACTACGAAACCCCCTAAAGGATGTGTCGAGATCCCTGTAAAGGTTATCTGTTTGTCGTCCGAATTGGTCCCATCGTTTGTCAAGATAATTCCTGTAAAGATTACGATTCGCCATCTTCAAATGGAAATGCGCCTTTTCAGTCGAGATGTCCATGAAATTGACGGTAAAGAGATCGCTATTTAGGTGCTTGTGCTCGTAAAAGTCTTTGGTGCCAGCCAATAAGCCGTCCTTAATGGCGCGAGAGTAGAGCGGCGTGCCGGGATAAGGAGTCACGGGTCGGATGGTACGCAACTCGTCGCATGGATCGTACTTGATTAGGAACTTCACAGCGAGATCGAGATTTTCAACGGTATCTCCAGGAAACCCCCAAATGAAATTCAATCCAGGGCTAAGATTATGCGCTCTGGTAGCTTCGACGCCGCGATGGATTTGATCAACGGTTAATCCTTTCCCCATACCGTTCAGGATATCCTGGTTTAAGCTTTCAATCCCATAGTTAATGTATTCACAGCCAGCGCGTTTCATAAGCTTTAGGATTTTTGGCTTTGCGTAGTTCAGCCGGCCATTGCAGTCCCATTTTACCTTCATGCCGGAATTGATGATCGCCTCACATATCTCCGTTGTGCGGTTCTCAGAGGCCATAAGGAGCTCATCAGAGAATTGAAAGTGATTGATCTGTACCTGCCTATGCAAGAACCGCATTTCGTCGAGTATCGCCTCGGTTGAACGCATATGATAGCCCTTTCGCATCCGATAGCAAAATGAGCAATGCCATTTGCAGCCGCGGCTCGAGAGGATCGGCATACAAAAATCTTCCCGCCTTGACGTTGGCCAACGGATAAGACGGTAGATGTCCAATGGGAAATCGTTGTAAGTTGAGATAGGCGCGGCGTCGTCTTCACAAGGGGCGGAATGGATTAATCCCATTTCACCCTTCAAGATCCTAACGATACCGTCCTCACCGTCCCCCACCACAACGGCATCAGCCTCGAATTTCTCCATGAACCATTCGGGTTCTGCTGCCGGTCCATGCCCGCCAAGAGTATACTTGAACTTGTGTCGACGCTTCGATTGGCTTACGGCCTCGCTTATGGCTTTAGCCTTTCGATATTGGTAATAACCGGCCACAAATCCTAGCCCGATAAAATCAAACTCGGCATCATCAAGGATTCGCAGCAGATCTTTTTCAGTTCCATGGTGAATATCCTGATGCCAGATAGCTGGCGCCTTAAATCCGGCTTTTTTAATGGCACCGGCAAGATAGAAGATATTTTGAGGGAAAAATGGAATATGCGACCCGTTATCATAGGAAATCAAAAGCGTATTAGGCACGTTCAAACCACCTGAGCTTTTCTGCTATTTTCGCTTCCGTCTGTGTCATGAATTTCGCCCCATGCCCTCTGGCGGACTCAGCTATCCGGCAATAATCAACCAGCTTTTGCAGCCCCGGCCGCTCGAGGCTGGCCGCTTGGTCGCTTCCATACATCGAGCGGTCCAGTGTGATATGCGCCTCGATGGCGATCGCCCCCCATATGACTGCCAGGGCGCCGATGACCGGGCTAACCGCATGGGAAGAAAAACCTACCCTTTCCCCGGGATATCTCTCCTTCAGGGTCTGTATCATGCTTAAATTGGTATTACCTGGAGGACATGGGTATTCACCCACACAATGCATGATCACGAAAGGACACTCATGGTAATGAAAACAGGTGACAGCTTTATCGATGGCTCGAAAATCAGGAAGGAGCCCGGTGGAGATGTACGTCAGTTTCTTCTGTCGAGCGACGGTCTCCAGGAAAGGGTAGTTCGTTATCATAGCGGAGGCGACTTTGTGGCAAGGCGGGTTGAATTGCTCAAGAAAGTCTAGGCTCCCATTGTCCCAGGCGGAAGCGAACCAGGGGAGCCCAAGTTCCTTGCTGTATTCATTGATCTGCCGATATTCTTTGTAGTTCAATTCGAGGCCGCGCTTCTGGTCGCCGTTGGTGGTCCCCCAAGGGCTTTCCCGCGGCGCTGCCAATTCTTCTGGTGAATAGACAATATCGATAGTACGTTTCTGGAATTTCACCATATCCGCCCCGCAATCTTTGGCCATGGACATAAGCTGGCGGGCTATCTTCACATCGCCGTTATGGTTTATCCCGATCTCCGCGATTATCGTCGGCATCCTCTTCCTCCACGAATTCTATTACATTACCCGAAGGATCCTGGGCATAATGCGCGATACCCTTTGCGGGGCCTTTCCAAAGTCCTTGTGTTGCCCGTGAAACATCATGCACGGTTAAAGCGAAATGGTTGGGCCAGGTTTTTATCGATTGAATCAGCTCAATCATTCCGCTTGCGTCTTTTGCCTTCATCTTGGCGATATAAAGGAGCTGTGAATGCCAATCTTCGGCCTTGGGCTTATCCTGAAGGACAAAACCCAACCCTTCATACCATGATATGGCTCGCTCAAGGTTCGCCACCTTGATCCCCACATGTCTCAGAATGGGCATCCTTGACCTCCTCAATGACCTCTTTCAGGATTTTCGAGCCGGTTTCCAGCTCATGTATGGGTATGGTGAATGGCGGCCCCAGCTTGACCCACTTGCGGCCCGTATCGACCACCAGGAGTTGCCTTTCCTGACATCGTTTCGCCACTTCAGAGGCCATCTCCGTTGATTCAAATTCAAGTCCCGCCAGGAGTCCGCGGCCGGCATGAACCCGAACCCCGCAATTTTGTAGTAAGTGAGCAAACAAGAGGCCCTTTTCATACGACTGCTGAATGAGATTCTGTTCCTGGATGGCGAGCAGAACTTCAATGCCCGCATAGCACATGGCGGGATTGCCGGAGTGCGTACTGTGCAAGTTGGCAGCCTTCAGAACTTTGTCATCTTCGAGGATTTCCTTCGGTCCCAGGAGTGCTGCTAAGGGTAGGCCCCCGCCCATGGCCTTGCCAACACAAACGAAATCAGGCCGGAAATCCTCATACCACTCATACCCAAACAACTTGCCAGTACGTCCGAATCCCGCTTGTATCTCATCCAGGCACAAAGGAATTGCCGGGAATTCTTTCTGGAGGCTCTTGACCCGGTTAATCGTTGGATCGACCTTGTGCCACTGTGCAGAAGGGGCATGGTACGGCTCCATGATCATCCCGCAGGTCATGTCCGGCATCTGCCCGAACCTGGATGCGCCAAGCTCTGGGAAAACGCCAAGTTCCGGCCAGGACATCCGGCCGGCCATAATCAAAGCCCCCAGCGTCCACCCATGCATAGCATCGCAGATCGGCTTTTCGCCCCCTACCTCATCGGGGTTTACTAACCCTCCCCAAATGCCTGGTTTACTGCTGTAAATCCTCATGCAGCGCCAGAATGCTTCGGTGGCCTCAGACCCGGTTGAAAACAGGGCCGCGGCCTCAAATCCCGTGAATTCAAGAAGCATGTCAATATACCGATCAGTCACGGGGTTGGAATATCGCGCCCCATAACAGCAGACTTGCCCTGACTTAGGCAGCAGGTAATCGGCTTCGGCACCCAGGATCGCCGAAAAGATTCCCCCTGAAGTGAAATCAACCCAATCCGTCCAGTTATCGATTCTCAGCTTTTGCATAATTGAATTCCCTTCCCTTCTGAACTCTCCATTCTGCATATTCGAAATCCTCTGGCGTATCGATCTCCACCGTCCGCGGCGTCACAAACGCATACCTCCCGGCGCCCCAGAGGAACCCCTGGCGCACGATCTCGCTGCGTATGATATCCACATAACCATTAGGGTGATAAGTCTTCGGCAGGGTTTGGTTTGCCTTATCGGTGTAATCTGTTTTGGTCAGCGGTTTTAATAGCCCCGCCTTTATTCGAAAGCACTTCCAGGCCGATTCAACCATCTCCTCGACGGAGCGCAAACTATCATACCCAGGGACCGACATAAGTCTGATGGCATCGTCAACCAATTCGCTCGTCCGAAACGGAGTAGTGGGACGGAGATACACGATCAGATCAGGCTGATAGTGCTCGAGGAGGTGTTTCACAACGCCAAAATCCGTTGATTCAGCGGTTGCCAGATGATCCGGGCGGATAAGCGTTTCAGCTCCCCAATCCAAGGCGATTCGGCCATATTCTAAATCGTTCGTTGACACGATGACCTCATTGATTAACCGACACGCCCTAGCAACAAGTATAGACCATGCCATAAGGGGGATACCGCCGAGTTCTTTGATGTTCTTAGTCGGCACCCGGACGCTGCCGCTACGGGCCGGAATTAGGGCCATAATTCGCATATTTTTTGTTTACCCACCTCCTAGCACGTATTTTCAAAAAAAATCGACGTAGCTCACGATTTGGGGCCTTCCCGTCGAAATAAGGGGGTAATCTCAAATCCCAATTTGAGGGCATCGATGACTTCCTCGACCGAGGTGGCGAAAAATCCTATTCCGCATTCAGCATTTATCCGGTCGATGAACGCTTGTTGTTTCAGATAATGACCGTAGGCATAAGTGCCTGGCGACGGCGGCTCCCATCCCTGCTTCTTGACCTCAATGGCCAGCATCCGACCCTTGAATATCCCCAGGATATCGCTGACGCCCTTCGGTTGGGACATCGGCCCCTGCCATGCCTTCCAATGGAAAACCCTTGCGGTATTCAAAACATCACGAATTTGTTTCGTCACGTCGGCCTCGGAAAGCATCCTGCGCTCCGGTATATGCGCGTCGTAGGTGAATCGGCGGCGGTCAGTCAATTTAATTCTCCAGTCTTGATATCGAACCCTTTCGGCCACTGGTGCTCATATGGAAAAGAGCGGCCACATTTAGGGTAAGTCCTGATGGCGTCGTTCTCCTCAAGTAACCGCTGCGGGATGGTCCAGTGATGCGCTTTCATTTTCTCAACTCCTTTGCCTGCTGCCTCAATAACCGCTCACGTTCGGCGCGGCTTTCCTGCTTCGGGATCCCTTTCGGATGGAAAGCCTGTTTGAACGCATCCTGAGCTGATAGCTTATCGGCCTCCCGGCTGAGCCACGAATTGACGTGCCGCGATATCCCAGCCTGCGTCTTGCGCTTGGCCGGGTTGTCCTGGTTCCATTGTCTAAGTTTTTTGAGTTCTTGCTGGACATCCAGCGAGGGATAGGCGTCCTGGTATTCTCGCACCTGATTTTCGGTTAGTTCGAATTCGCCGTTTCGGAGCGGGATAAAGATCGAAAGTGCGGACGGCTTGCCGTCATCTTCTTTCTTTAAGGATTCAGTAAGAGGTAAGAGGGATTCAGGCGATCTAGGTAGGTGCTCGTCATCGCCTAGGTTGTGCCTAGGCACTGCCAAGGTAGGTGCAGGGCATGAACTCGCGCTCTCCCTGACGTGGGGTTTTTGGTGCTTCAAGAACGTGGGTATGGCGCCGTAATTATTGCCGTTTACGGAGTATTTCACGATGGCTTGGCAGGCTATAAGCTGGTCGAGAAGTTCATCGATATCGCAGTTGTCATAGGGTAGGATCTCGGCTTTCATGCGTAGCGGACGCCACTCGAAACGTCCCTCCCGGTCGGCAACGCACCATAAGCCTTGCCAAAGCAGCCGGGCCAACGGCTCGCATCGGGCCAGGCACTCATTCTTGAAAAAGCCGGGTTTCAGGTTGCGGGAGCGCATTTATTTTTTCGTCCAGTTTCATCAATTAAGCCAGCGCCATAAGCATCAACGCAAATCATATTTCTCCGTGGCGTACTTTTTGGCACCTCAATTAGATGACACTCCTTCCATATCAAATCCCCTGCGGCCGCCATCAAATCCGCTGTTATGCAATCCTGATAATGTATTTTATCAACGTAATGTAGTTGTAGTTCCATTGTTTGTGTGCCATCACCAGCTTTCCTTCTTACCCAATGGCAGAACTGCTCAGTATCTTTTGAGTATGTAACCATTTCATGGACAGTCCATTTAAAATTTTTCAATTGATCATGATTTGTTATCCATTTAATAAATCGTTTTGATTCTTCGCTTGTCTCAAATTGTCTGTAGATACTACTTGTGTCACGCATAAAGCGGACATTTTTTGTAATTACATCGTCTCCGTCTTTTCTGCTTATTTTCCCTGTAAAATATGGATTTCCGCATCCATTTGGTACACTTATAATGCTATCTTCTTTTTCTGATGCAATTACTCCTTGTATACTAATCCTTTTCAGAATATGACTAGAATTTAACATTTCCTCGACATCGAATGTTCTCAAATCAAGATATATTGGAGGAGCAGAAACGGTGTCATCGTTTTTACCGCCGAATTCAATCAAGAATTCATCACAGGTTTTAAGATCATCAAAATCGACATGCGCCCTTTTCCTTCCCTCATAGTAATCCAATCGCCATTTTTTATTATTTAGTTGTCTCTTTCTAATAGTTTTGATTTTGTCCTTTCCCCGCCATTGTTCCAGGAGCTTTTCTTTATCCATCTTTTATGCCCTCCTTGATATCTTTTATGAATTCAGCAAATTGATCGACTTCTATCAATAGGTCAATTTTTGTATTCGTTGTTATTTCTGGCGGGAATTCGGCGTTGTTTTCTATGTACTCATTCAATATCTTCAACTTCGAATAAATCTGATACCAAATGAGAGGCTGGGTTGATCGGCGGTCGTTGTGGCATGACTCACAAAATTTCAAATGAGGATGAATTTTCCGTTGCTCACAGATAGGGCACAATAGATGATCTTCGATTCGACACGATGTCGAATTTATTGCATCCCGTTTTTTCTTTTTATACAAGAGCTGTTTTTTGGAATGGCATTCTGAGCAATATGCTTGATATGTTTTTTGGGCATTCGGGCTGATGGCTTTCACCCTAGGTCGCTTTTTGCAAGTCGGACAGATTGGTGCATCCGTCATTTATCGTTCTCCCTCCACCACCTCCACGCCCTCAGCCACTCCTCGCTGAACCCGGCCTCCTCCAGCCGGCGCCGGATCTCCTCGGACAACCGGATGCCGCGGTCGCATTTATTTGAAACGCACCGATCTTCCAGCCCGGTCCACGACAAACCCGTATTCTTGAATGAATTCAAATAGTTTTTTCGTAAGCCGGACATCCTGGAGGTTGTATTCGAGGAGTTCTGCATATTTATTCTCTTGATAAAGCATAGGAGCCCTGGCTCCATGGCCTGTTTTGTGCATTCCAAAAGTACCTTCGGCAAGGCCATCAAGGCTGAAAGAACCGTCATGGATTGCTTTGTCCCCCAGGCGTTCTTCTGCTTGTTTTACGTCGTCGTATTCAAAACGACTGCGAACGTATTGCAGAAGAATGTCGAAATCTAACCACGCATGAGCGCAGCAATAATTTCCTTCAATGTCCCTGTATTTGTCTGTGATTTGCATGAGACCAGATAATTTCTCTCCGGGAGTTCTATCTACAATCGCCTCTCTTTTGTTTCCTAGAGTGACTCGTGAATCAAAGCTCACTCCGTTAAAAGTTATGGCTATTTGATTTTGTAACAATTCAAGTAAATCGTGTTTTTGTTCTTCATGCAGGAAAAATCGATACCGCTTTTCGCGGTAATCGTAGGCAACTGCTGACGCGAACCCCATGCCTTCTGGGTTATCCCATTTGCCAGGGACATCATCGACATTTTTGGCAATCTCTACGTCATAAACAACGCAATTTTCTAATTCCATAGATCATCTCCTTTTAATTAATCACATTTCTCGAGCCGCTCTTCGTCCTCGAGGCCGGTCCAGGTATTCATGCGGCAGTTTTTTGTCCCTCTCATGCTAATTTCTTAGTCCGTAATTAGGCCTTGACATTTTGTCAGCTCTTGGGTTAGAAATTACCAAGATTAGTTTTCATTGGGATAAAGGAGTTCGATCCGCGAGACTCTACCGCCTGTGATTCGCTCGATCTGAGCCGCCATTTCTGGTGATGGTCTGCGCCTCCCCGCGTTCAAATGCGAGATGTATGACGGATGGACACCCATTTCACGCGCTACATCTATATCTGTGCGTTTATTAAGTTTTTGCCAATCTTTCAGTTTCATGACATCAAAGGATAATCAATTTGTGACTAAAAGTCAAACAAAAAATGACCCTTTAGGAATCGGAAATCGAGTGCGATTCTTCCGTAAGCTCATCAGTCCGAAATTAACTCAAGAGACATTGGGTGAAATGGCTTTTGGCAAAGATAATGGCGCCCAGAGCTTGATGAGAAGGATTGAATCGGGCGAACAGGAGTTAAAAGCAAGTGAATTAAAGGCGATTGCCGACGTTTTTTCAATAAGAGTGGAGGATTTATTTGCGGAAACAATAAATCCTAAGCTAGTACAACGCCTAAAGAAGTCCTACCTAAAGAAAACCATCCAATCCGATTGATCAAAACACCTAATAAAAAAATCGGAAAGTGACATTTTTTTATTGACACGCAGTCATTTTCCGATTACTATGTAATCAATGATCGACTCTCCCACCCGTGACAGCCAGGAGCGCAACAATGAATCAGATCAAACGCATCAATGGTGAAGTCATCTGCAAAGGCACTCAAACCATAAAAGAATTAGCTGAAAGCAATAGTGCCAACCTGCAAGAGGCCGACCTGCAAGAGGCCTACCTGCAAGAGGCCGACCTGCAAGAGGCCGAGCTGCAAGGGGCCAACCTGCAAGAGGCCGACCTGCAAGGGGCCGACCTGCGAGGGGCCAACCTGCAAGATGCCAACCTGCAAGATGCCGACCTGCGAGGGGCCTACCTGCAAGAGGCCGACCTGCAAGGGGCCTACCTGCAAGATGCCGACCTGCGAGGGGCCAACCTGCGATGGGCCGACCTGCAAGGGG